TTATTATATATATCTTCGACTAATGTGTCAAGGGTTTTCTTTGATTTAGCCATGTTTAAACGACCTCCATATTATTTATTATATCTTTTGCTGTCTTTAAGTCTAACTTAAACCACTCACCTTTACGTTTCTCGGCTTTCTTAGCACATAAAGTATGAGCTGTTTGTTCAGCAGTTCTTCTATCATCAAAGTATTTTTTAAACTTTAATTTAAAATCTCTAAGTGGACTAGATGTTTGATAACCTTTACATCTGTCCTCAGCATCAATAGCCATACCAATTTTAATCCAGCCTTTCCAAGCAGGGTTAGTTATGATATATACTTCTCCTTCTGTAGATGTTTCGTAATTCTGTAAAGAACTAAACGCAGCATCATCAAAACTTTTGTATCTTCCTGCTTTATAAAGTGGATGAGACTGTGGTACATATTTACCATTAACAAACATTCTTCTTTCATTTTTCCCTACGTGAGAAGACACTCTACGTCTTCCGTCTGCCTGACCTACATACCACCATTCACCATCTTCAAATCTTTTATTTGCTACTTTAGTGTGTTTCACTCCAGTTCCTCCTGTGGTCTAAATATTTTTTTAATAAAATTTTCTATACTACTTGCTTGATAGTAAGTTTCATTATAACTACCATCAACATACATACTTCGCCATTTACCAGTTCCTATAATATAATCATATGTATATCTTCTTCTGTAACCTTTACCATCTTTTCTAAGAATAGCTTTAGTAGTCAACGTAACCGTGTCTTTTTTTATTTTGTATTCTATTTGCTCATCATCAAGAATTTTTTTTATTTCTTTTTTGGTTTCTGTTTCGCTTTTAAATGTAGGTTTGTCGGCTAATAAAAATCTATTATAAAAATCTTCTATTCCTTTGGATGTGTAGTGTTTTTCAGGGTAACCTCCTTTATTCCAAGGTGCCCATCTTCCGGTGGTAGAGTAGTAACAATATTTTTGATCGTTAAAATAAACCCAGAACATCGTCCATCCTGCTCCTGCTGTACGTGTGTATTCAATATTTTTATTTCTTAAAAAATCAATTACATCATATACAGTTTCATCTGTACTGTGCCTGAACAGAACTTCTCCCTTTGAATTTACTCTGTTGAAACTCCAGTTATATTCTTGTTCTTTAGTGTGTTTCACTCCAGTTCCTCCCTACTTTATATTCGCCATCTAATGGACAACGAAGATTATAAAACTTACCTGCTTCTATAATAGATTCAACAGCCATCTGTCCTACCTTGTTAGCTCTACATTCTGATACTTCTATCTGCCACTCGTCGTGGATGTTAGCTACAAACTTATGAGGTGTACTACTAAGGTTTAATCTATTCGATAATATTTCTAAAGCTTTCTTCATAACAATAGCACCTGCTCCTTGTAGTAAAGTGTTTAAAGCTGCATGATTATTACGTATGAAAAGCTTTCTGCCATCTAAACCTTTAAGGAATTTTTTGTTTGCTGCTCTTGTAACTCTATCTCTAAGAGATTTAAATGCAGGGTTATTATCGAAGAAATATTCTCTAGCTCGTCTACCATCTGACGTATTTCCTTCGACCACTTTTCCAAGCTTCTCATCTCCTGCACCGTACATGAGTGCATAGATGAATGTTTTTGCCTGATTTCTTGATTTAAGTTTTGCAGCCTTTTGATTAGCTGTGTGTATATCTCCATCCAATATCTCCTTAATATAAGTTTCATCGTCCATGTAATGGGCTAACATTCTAAGCTCTAACCCACTTGCATCTACTCCGAGTAGTACGTTACCTTCATCAACAATCCAACAAGCTCTACATTCTTTACCATAAGGACTGTGAACAGAAGGTACTTGAGCCATGTTAGGATTTCTATGTGTCATCCTGCCAGTAATAGCTCCATTAGGTATTACAAATCCATGAACCCTACCATCATCTTTCACAGCACTGACCCAAGAATCAACCTGTGCTATGCGTTTCTGTATTAATAAAAAGTCTGCTATAAGTTTAGCTTCACGTATATGTGTAACCTCTGATAAAGTTTTCTCGTCTACTATGGGCTGACCTGTAGGTGTAAATCTTTCAGGCTTCCAACCAAAGTCTATAAGATATTCTCCTATCTGTTTACGAGAACCTAGATTAAAGTCTTGTAGTGTCTGTCTCATAAAAGGTTCATAGTTCATGGTGTTTAAACATCTTTCATATTCATCATCCGAAAGACCACGCTTAGATAATTTACCATCTGTTGTCCTAACATACGGAGTTACTAATTTAGCATCTACCCACTTAGGTTTAAACGTGTTATGAACTTCGTCTTCTATCTGTTGTTTCTTTTCTCTTAGCTCTGCTAATAAAACTAAAGCTGATTGCATGTCAAACTTGAACCCATTAACTTCTTGTTGTTTAATAATCTTAGCAACTGATTGTTCAAGATCAATACAACCTTTACTAAATCCTTTGGATTCATTGCGTAAGTTTTTATACACTAAAGTATTTAAGGTTACATCACGGACACAGTACTCTAACATTTCATTAGAATAATTTTCATAATCATCAAACTCAATCTTAGCAAGACCTAAACGGAAGCCCCAGCTTTCTAAGCTATGACCTCCATCTCGGTTAGGATTAAATAGTCTTGATAGTACAAGAGTATCTATTACTTCTTTCTTACTGAGATCAACACCTCCAAACTTTTGAACCATTGGTATATCAAAACCAATAATGTTATGTCCAATAAGCCTGTCTGCTGTTGCAAGAAATCTGTATCCCTCTTCTAATTTATGAGGAGGGAATTTAAATATCTTACCTGTCTCGGCATCTTGAGCTACAATACAATGTACAAGAGTTGCTTGTAAATCGTCTGTCTCAATATCAAATACTAAATCCATAATTAAAATGCCTCATCTGCTGACGGGTCAAACTCTATGTCCTCGTCTGTTAGCTCTGTTAATCTCCCTGTATCTGCATCATAAATAACTCTAGCTGCCATACCTACATCACCTGTGTATCTTGATTTAAGTACACGTAGTCTTGTAGTTCTAGCCTCATCAGGGTCATCTGATTGTTGGTTACGTTCCAATGCAATCACACAATCTGATAGTTGACCAATACTATTTGAGCCACGTAGATGAGAGAGACTTACTTCAATTCCATTCTCATGTCCTTTGTTTCCATCGACACGTCTAAGATGAGACACAAGAATAATCCCTGCACCTGTCTCTTCAACTAAACTTCTAAGTCTAGTCATAATAGTATCAATGGCTCGTCTCTCATCACCCTCGTGTACAGCACTGACTAGCATGTGCAAGTGATCTACTACCACCCACTTACAGTCGCAACCAATAATCATAAAGCGAAGCTTGGTAAAGATATCATCAATGTCGTTAGTGCCAAAGTGTGAGTGAACCCATACTCTGTTTTTGTTCTCACCATCGTACAAGATGTCAAACATCTTATCAAGTTCTTCTTTAGAAAACTTCTCACGTTCTTGGTCAATGTATAACCTAGCGTTAGCTTCAATAGAAAGTATACCATCAATGGTACGTCTCCAGTCTTCTTCTAATGCTATGATACCTACGTTGTCCTGTGTTTGTTTCACAAGCCAATGCTCTATCTCTCTGGTTACACTAGACTTACCAAGTCCTGTTCCACCTGTAAGAGTTACAAGCTCACCTTGTCTCAAGCCATACAGCTTTTTGTTAAGTCCTTCATAAGGATAAGGTATGCTTTGTTTCTTCTCACGATTGTGAAACTTCTCACGTTGCTCTGTAACATTGATAACACCTGATGGTGTATACACTTTACTAGCCCACCACGCTTCGACAAAATCTTTATGCCTGTTCTCACGTAGCATGTCGTTAGGGTCTTTGAACCCATTGGGAAGTGTGAGTATCCTAGCCTTGCCGGGTTTAAACAGTCTTGCAACCTTTACAGATGCATCCTTTCCTGCTTTATCATTATCAAAAGCAACGATCACGTTTTCAAAGTCATCAAAGAACTCCAAGCTTTCTTTAATATCTTTGACTGCTCCCTGTGCACCACGCTTAATGGATACCACAGCCCACTTACTACCTAGTAGTTCATAGGCTGCCATAGCATCACACTCCCCTTCGGTTATGGTGACGTACTTGCCACCCTTAAACAACTGCTGACCAAACAATCCTGTCTCATTGTAAGAGCCATTGACAAAGAAATCTTTTTTATCAATGTTTCTAATTTTTGTAGCAGAGATTTCATGTCCATTATAATATGGATACATGTGTTTAATAACCTTTCCCTGTAGATCGTGAACGACCTTAACACCATACTTCTTAGCAGTATCTTGAGAGATACGTCTGTCGGTTAGTGTAGAGAAAACACCTGCATCTATATTATCAGGTTGTTTAAACGCTGTTTGGTTTGTTGTTTGTTGTACCATATCTTTTCCTTCACATGAATTATTATAGTTAGGCATAAATTCTCCACAACTGAAACACTTTGCTGAACCATCTGCGTTGATAGAACATGCATCACTGCTATCGCAAAGTGGACATGGTTGATGTAGCTTATCCCAAGTTTTGTTTTCCATATTAGCCCTCACTAATGGTTATTATTTATCGTCTGTTTCTGTAGTTTCTTCAGCCTCCAATACTGGTTCTTCTGTTTCAACTATAGCTTCGTCTCTCGACTTAAGCAACTGTTCTAAGTTAGCTCGATGTGTACGACTTGCAAAGTCTAACGCTTCAATAACTACTTGTAACGTACCAACCTTCTGTACAATCACAGTTGATTCTTGCTTTACTCCATCATCGTTGATGTTATTAACATCATATGAAGTTGTCCCGTCCTCGTTATTTATTGTAATAATCATAATTAAAACTCCTCGTTGTCTGAATCAGGTTCAGAATACTCTACTAACTTATTAACTTTAACAGCTATTAACTCAGCAAATGTTCCGTACTTACTTGAGTAAGGTTTAAACTTAACCTTAACTTCAGAACCGTTACCAACTGATACATCAAGCTTGTTGCCATCAGCATCTACTAACAATGGAGCAGGGTTAACTCGACCACCTGATTCTACTTTTCTTCTAAAAGCAAATGCAGGTTCTTCAAATTTATTGTTACCAGCTCTATCTTTTACTTGAGATAGTCCTAGACCCTCTAACCTGTCGGCTGTTTCTTGGTCTGTTAAGACTGTTATCTCATACTTAGGGTCACCAAAGTTTGCATTAGGTGTGCTAACCTTAGCCCACATTGATCTACCTTCTATATACTCATACATAAGTTTCCTCCTTTGTTGTATTAAGTGTGTGCATTATAACATACTCTACTACTAAAGTAAAGTATTATTTTAATTTATTTATTAGTGTGTTTAAACGGACTCGGTTCTTGTTGCACAAAGCACCGAAAACTTGCTCGACTAGTGTCGAATACCAAGGACTAAAGGAAGTTATATTTGAGGGCTGTCCCATAGTATACTTAATCAAGAGTTCTAATCTCAGTTAGTATCTCTTCCCAAAAGGTAAGAGGTGTACTAGATAATGTTACCTTGAATGTATCGTCTAACTTTTCAACAACGTGCCCAATGTTTAAATTGTTTAAAGTTAGGTACTCACTAAATCTTCTATACTCATCACGAGTTAAAATCTCTGTGTCGTACTGTTCTCTTTCTTTTAAATACATAAGGTGCTATTATAACATGAATAGAAACTCTTGTCAACACTTAATTTCAAAATGTTTAAACAACTTCCTGTGTTGTCCACCATATAGGCTTAGGTCTATTTTGTTCCCACTTAGCGTAGTGTTTTTCATTAATGCAGTAATTACGATAAGCAATAGTAGCATCCTCATTCTTGTACTCCTCAGGCATAGCCTGTGCTAGTGGTGTCATATCTTTTAGAGCTATGTTCTGTGGCAACTGCATCAAAGGTGTTGCTAATTTATCATAACTTAAATGAGACCTACCATACCTGTAGCTGTACTCGATTGATAAAGCTACGAAGTGTCGGTACAACCACTGATAGTTAGCACTTGCTTCACGAACCCACTTACTGCATGGATGATTAAGATGTGCTACCTTATACATGTTCATCTTGTCTGCCCAATCATCACCGTCTAAAGCTCGGTGTGCTGTGCATAACATCTGTGCTGATTCCAAAGGCATCTTGACTAGCATCTTGTCAGGCTGTGCCTTTGCTGATTCAACTGGACATTCATCAAAATAAAATATGTTCATAGTAAACCTCGTTCTATATACACCCCATCACTTAGATATTCTCCTTCAAAACCATACTCTATGCTATCATCATATAAATCTAAATCAAATTCTGTTTCATAAAAATTAATAAGTTCAGACTCAGGCATAGCTTTTAAAATATGTCTTAAATTTCCATAGTCAAAGATTGCAAATATATTTTCTTCGTCAGGTTTCATAGCAAACTGCAACCAAATCCATTGTTCCATTGGCTCATTCCATATTATAAATTGATTTTCAAACCAATTATGTTTTAAAGCGTTTCCTTTGTGTCCATTATATATATATTCTTCAATATAACTTTCTAATTGCTCACGATTTTTAATGTTCATTTTTTTTATCCAAATAATTATCTAGCTTCTCATTCATGCTATCAATTTTATCATTGACTTTTTTAATACCCTCTAACTGACAATCTTCCTCATCCTCATCATCTGTTAAAACTTCAAGGTGAGTATCTAACCAAGCCTTGTCTATACCTTGACTAGCTAATTTATCTTTTAGTAATTTTTCTATGTCATTCATTTACCTTGCCCTCTATATTTTTTTAAGTTGGCTTTCTTACTCTTGTTCATGGTAGCTGTGCCAACATTACCTCTACCTTGACTTGTCTTCTTACCTCTGCCTGTTGTTGCAGGTGTGTGTGTACTCTTAGTCCATGTCTTCGCCATATCTATTCTCCTCTACTGTTGCTCTGCGTTGATCTCTGTACTCTGTAATCCTTCGACCATCTGCATAGTCTGTGATTTGTTTATACCATAACCCATCTTTGTACCTCGTGTCAATACCTACAATTTGTTTAGCTTGTTTTTCTAATTCAAGTATCTGTCTCTGTTGTTCAACAGCTTCATTATACTCAGTCATTTTGCTCCCTCTCTTTTTTAAGTTCCATTAACTCATCCCACTTATAAAATT